TGGTCAAGGAAGAGACTACTCTAAACAAGCATCAAGCATATCGGATTACAAGCCCAAGCGTAACTGTTACAAACGCGTCCAGCGCAGACGACATCCGTGTATTGAGACTTTATCGATAGGAGAAACATTGTGTGGAACTTAGCGAAAATCATTAAGGCAACAGCGATTGTGTGCGATCGTAATCGCACAGATCACTACTCCTATGAGGAGACAACTGAGGCGATACAAGAGTTGAACACTCAAATGGCATTGCCCAGTGTTTTTAGACTTCGTAAAAAATTTGTTATGGACCATGAGCGCGGAATTGATATTGCCCTTGCTCGAAAAGACAAGCACTTTGATTATCAGGCAAAAAAAATTATTCCTGTGATTACAGATCAGAGTTACATGGAAAGCCTACCTGTAAACACAGTCGGAGCTAGTTATGGTCACCTTATTAAACAGTGGTCTTTCTTTGATCTTTGGGAGCGTCGGTTAAAGGAAGATTCCAAAGCCTCCGATGTTATGCCGAACCCCCTTATGGCAGGTATTTGGTTTAATATTTCTCGGCATATCTTTATTTCCCATGACTTCTGGCATGTCATGGGACGTTATGATACTTCGCGTCTCGGCGAAGCATGTATTATGGGCATCACTCACACAGCGATTAAAACCACGGGGGCGTGGTATATTGCTCACGCTATCGCTGCCAAGATGTGTTGGGAGTATAAGTCTATTCTTCCGTGGAAAGCCGTACGAGAAAGTATTCGTATTGGCAATGCTATCAATCGCGATTTCTGGTACCTAAATCCATTGGAAATTATAGAGGAAGATGTTGAGGAAACTCGTGAAAAGTACAACGTAGGTGTGTGCGAAGAGTTCGTTAAGTTTAACAACACTTTTAAGGAAGAGTTTCGAAATGACAACGTACATCCAGAATACAATGACCCAAAGACTCAAAAGCTGGTTGCTCAAGAAGTTTAATCAAGTCAAACACAAGCGTTGGTTCCAAGTTCTTGCCGCATTGTTTATTGTTCGGTGGCTTTTCCGATTAGCGGTTTTGGCATACATAGTATGGTTTGCTTCCTCGAATAACACCTGGGGGCTGTAGTCTAAATGACCCCACCTGATCCCTTGTATTGGTTCTGGTCGAAAGAACTTTCAGGCCAGACCTGTGACAGCATACTTTCTATCGCGCAGAAGTATGAACCTCAAACTGCCGTAGTGGGTGTAGCAGAGGGCGCAGCCGTTATTGAAGACGTTAGAAAGTCAACCGTTCGTTGGATAGAGGACAATTTCGTACGATTCGCAGTTCAGGGTTTTGCGATTGACGCTAATAACTCTGCGTGGGGCTTTGCTCTAAACAGCATTTCTTCTATTCAGTTTACGGAATATACCCCCGACCAGCATTACGATTGGCATACAGACTGTTTTAGACACGAAGATGAAATGCGAAAAGTCAGCATTGTTATCCAACTTACCGACTCTAAAGACTACGAGGGCGGCGACTTTCAGTTTCGACACAGGGAGGGAGAGATAGAAGACTGCCCCGCCCTAAAAGAACGAGGCACTGTTTTGGTCTTTCCATCTTGGGTTGAACACAGAGTCACCCCTGTAACCAAGGGCAAAAGGCACACACTGGTTGCTTGGATGTCCGGCCCTGCTCTGGTATAATCGAGCATGGCGTTTTCAAACAGAGCATTTTCAGAAGTCACTTTCGGCGGGTTGGGTCTAACACCTGATGTCAAGGTTATACCTGCCGGTGTAAGCGCAACAGGTTCCGTGTCTCAACCAGCCGTTGTCGGTGAGGGTGAGTTTGCAGTCACTGGTCAGGTTGGCACTGGTCAGGTTGGTTCAGTAACGGTTGCAGCGGCGGCGGGTGTTCCAGTAACACTAGCTGCCATGACCGGGACTGTTGGCGATGAATCTGTTGTTGAAGGAACAGGTGTAACTATTACCTTAAGCGGTTTAGTTGGAACAAGCGTTCTCGGGGAAGAGGTCGTCTCTGCTGCCGCTGTTTTCTCGGTCACAGGTGTGAGCTCAACAGTGTCCGTTGGCACAGTGAATCAGGCCAGTGTGTACAAGCTGACAGGTGTTTCAGCTACGGGCCAGGTTGGGCAACCCACTCTTTGGACTCGTGTAATTACTGGTCAAGATCCAGAACCAGTGTATAATGACGTTGACGAAAATACATCAAATAGCTGGACGACGGTAACGACCCCGTCCAGTAATTGGAATGAGGTAAGACCGTAATGGCTTCTACTTACACAAATCTTGGTATCGAAAAGATCTCCACCGGCGAACAGGCTGGTGTTTGGGGTACGACAACAAATCGTAACCTAGAGCTACTTGAGCAGGCAATTGGCGGTATTTCTACTATTTCTATAACAGCCGGAACAACGGCTCTGTCAATCCCGCAAGGAACACTAGACAATGCTCGAAGCGCGGTGTTGAAGTTCACTGGTTCCACAGCTTCGACAATAACAATTGGCCCAAGCGATGTCGAAAAAGTTTACTTCATTCATAATGCCTCCTCTGCGGTTCAGACAATTAAGCAGGGAAGTGGAAATACCGTTGCTGTCCCTCCCCTTTCTTTCAAGATAATTTACTTAGAAGGAACTGGTTCCGGGGCAGGGGTGGTTGATCTATTGGTTGCTCCTGACGGCGGTTTCGTTTGGAACTCTTCGGATATTACAGGCAACACAACACTGGTTAAAGGTACGGGGTATTTTGTGAACACTTCCGGTGGTGCGGTAACACTTACGTTACCTGCTTCTCCGAACCGTGGCGACACCGTCAAGATTATCGACTTAGGAAGTGCTGCAACGAACAACATCACGGTTGCACGTAATAGTGAAAAGATTCAAGGATTATCGGAGGACATGACCGTATCGACAGACGAAGCAGCCCTGGGGCTGGTTTACAGCGGTTCAACGAACGGCTGGCGTTTGACGGAGGTCTAGGTGGCTACATACTCCAAAATCAAAGGTGATACCGCTCTCTACCTTCCGGTAGGAACTATTATGCCTTGGGCAAAATCCAATCAACCGACTGGTTTTCTGTACTGTGACGGTTCTCCTGTGTCACGGACTACTTATGCTGACCTGTTTGCTTTAGTTGGTACGACATTCGGCTCGGGCAATGGAAGCTCTACCTTTAACCTGCCTGATTTCCAGGATCGATCAGCCGTCGGAGAAAGCGGCAACCGAGCGTTTGCTTCGAAGAACAGCACAGCTTTGGCTGATAAAACCCCTAATGTTACTTTTGGTTCAGCGTCTGTGTCAGTCACTTCGAACCACAACATAGCAACAGCAAACCAGAACGTTGATGTTCCGGCCCATACTCATTTTATTTCTTCTAATGATAGTTCTAATGTTGATGTCAGAAATAATAACCTACAATCAACCCACGTAATGAGCGAAAAGGCCATCACCGGTAGCCTAAACGAGGGGTATCATTTGTTTGGTAAGAACACCACCAACGCAACCGTTGGTAAGACTTCTGTCACCGGCGGTAACAGCAATGGCTCACACGCCCATACTATCAACGGTTCCGTCACATCTGCTTTCAACCAATCAAGCCTAGCTGCCACCGCCAGTGCTGTTGATATTGAAAATCCGTACCTTGCAATTCGTTACATGATAAAGTTTTAAGATGAGATATAACGCACGATTAGGAGATAGGTTTTTATGGACGAGCGATGGCTCTAGCTTTTCGTTCCTTCCTATTCACTGCTATAGCGCGCGTGCTGGACAAGACGAAGAGTTTACTTTGTTTTTTGATCGTTTTCCCGAAGGCACAACTCATGTCAGTTACGACGAAGATAGCGGCACAGGTATATACTGCATCAACGGCGGGGAAGAAATAAACGAAGACGGTGATTTGCGGTGCAGTCATTTGAAGACAATGTTTGAAAGCAATGTCGCAATGTTGGAGCACATGGAAGATGAGTAGTTACGGACAGCTAAAAAGAGACGCTGCAATATTCGTTCCGGTTGGGCTTATAGTTCCTTGGACAACGGCAACTGCTCCTAGCGGCTTTCTTTTGTGCGCCGGGCAAGAGGTTTCACGAACTGATTACGCTGCGTTATTCGCTGTAATCTCGACTACGTATGGCTCGGGTAACGGCAGTAGCACTTTTAATCTACCTGACCTCGCCGGTAAGCAGGTTGTTTTTGACGACGGCAACACCACTCTGGCGGCTAACGCTGGTGCTGCTTCAGCTACGATTAACACGAACATCAACACAGCCTCGGCAACTATTACTTCTAATGTTAGTGGCAGCACCGATAACTTTGCTTTAACAGCAAATCATCTGCCTGCTCACAAGCACAAGATGTTCGGCACCAACAACAGCAGACCTAGTAGCTTAAGAATTACAAGTCACTCGAATAGTAACGTAGCGCATGAAGGCTCTGGTGGTAACGCAGGGTATATTATTCAACGAGACCAGAACAATGCCACGCCCAATGCAGGTAATACTGGCAACGCTTATTCGGGCAACGCTAACGGAGCTAACCATGCCCACGGGGCAGGGAACCTAGCTGTTACCTCTACTCTTGGGGGAACCATCAACGCCACCAGCGACAACGTTAGTTCGTTGCTATACACAAGTCTTATCCTTAACGCGATTATAAAACACTAGGAGTATCACATGCCTTTGATGAAGCTCCAGTTTCGGCCCGGTATCAACCAAGAAACCACCCGCTACATGAACGAAGGCGGCTGGTTTGATTGCGACAA